CTGCTTAAGTCGGGTGATGCGCCTATTTAGATCTCTCAACGAGAGCTCATAATAGAAGGCACCACCGATCACAGCAGAGTCCAGAAGGAGCTTTTGCCTCAGCTCTCCGACCTTCTCCTTTAGGAGATTCGCGGAGCGCTGATTAAGTCGATTTACTCCTTCGTCCTTCTCTTCCCTTTCGACGAGATCGCCCCAGCTCTCTTCCAGATTGATCCCTGAAACAGGGATCTTCTGGAGGACGAGCCGGGTCTTCGGTCGAAGGGCGGCGAATGACGGTTGCATGCGTCGCTCGATCGAGCGATTCTCTGCGCTAAAGATTGGTTCAACTTTGAGCCCATTGTGGAGAATCGCCCGAACTGCAGCGAATTGCCTAGCGGTGTAGTGGTCCCCGGCCTTCCTTGACGGAAAGCCGAGTCCCCCCAACGCCGTAGGTAGCGTGCACCATTTCCCGTGTCTCCCCTCTAGTTCTTTAACGAGGGGGTGGGCATAGGCTACCGCACAGACTCTTTGGCGTCCGCACGTTTTGACGTAGGGCGTTATCGATTCGATTGCGGTCAATACCTCAGCCGTCCCTGTCTCCCCACTCTTTAGTGTGGAGGCCAGGATGCCAAGTGGTACGACGGAGCGGTCAACGAACAGACTTAACGTCTGCCCATCAACCGGTCTTGTCCTAAACATTCTGTTTAGGTAAAAACCGCGTCGAGTCGAAACGATCGTCTTCGAGAAGTTGAGTTTCATTCCCGTTAACCTAGTTATCTGGGTCACATAGGACTGAATCTCAGCTCCTGTCCACCATCCAATCAGGTCATCCCCTTTTATCCGGAATGAATTCCGCGGTACTTGGATGTAACGACAGACTTGGTGGTGGAGCAGCGACAATACGGGCCAGGATGCCCCCAACCCTAAACAGGTTCCTGATGAGACCGAATAGGTCCCGAAGGAATCAGTAAGGGTCGGGTTGTGGGCGCAATCCATAGGCAAACCTCGAGATCGGAGAAAGTTTCGGACCACCTGGAGATCCAGGTGATCTGTGGCAGCCTTCAGGTCAGCCGAGAAAAGGAATAGACGATTCGGCTCTCTAGCGACACGCTTCTCCCAGAGCTCCGCCGGTTGGCGCAAAGCAATCTTTGCGCGAACTCGGGGGGGCTGGTCAGAAGCTGTCCGCGAGAGAGTGAATTCCTCTAAATCCTTCCCAAGGGAGTCCTTAAGCTCTTCTATGTCTCTCATCTCCTTCCTCAAGAGCCTTCCGGCTGCTTGAGACTTAAGGTTTGACTGGACACCGGAGATAGTTGCAGGACGCAACTTGTTCTGCGCGGTGACGATGGATACGCGCCCGCCGGCATGTTTGTCGGATGGCAATGCGTTGAGACATCGCTCAACTTCGTCAGCAAGGGGTTGCAAAGACTTAGGGTCGACGATCCCCCCCTTTCGGGGGGTGTTCGTCAAACCCTGCATAATGAGATTATTCTCCTTAACAACGGTCTTAGCAACCTCGTGGATCACGCCTCCTTCGCCTCTCCCTGTTTTCAGGGAGGATGCGGCGTTGAGGGCGTCTTGCCATATCATCTGGAGTGGGACGGGAGGGGCGGGGTCCTTCTTTGAGTTCAAGATTTTCTTAACTTTTGGATCGACCTCCACCCTCCTCCTCTCGAAGTCCATCTTCTCTTTCATTTTTGAGAGAGGGCCTGGCACTTCGAGTACCCTTCCTGCCGCCGCCAACTGCCCCATGGCCAGCCTAACGTTCGTTAGGAACTGGCCAGCACGGGGAAGGAAGCGGCGGAGGCTCCGTAGCTCGGGTTTGGTGATCTCGGCCTTAACGTAGATTTTCCGGGCGACGCTTAGCGCCGCCTTGAGATCTGCCTGGTCAGAAATCAACCAAGCCTCCGAGGCTATAGAGCCATTCATATATAGGCGCCGCCGTCCCCGAGAGGGGATGGGCAGCACCCGTATTAATCTCTCCCACAGCAATTGTCGACTGTGTAGAGAGTCATAGAGGCATCCTGCCTCTTGACAGTAGTTCTTGGCAATTGCCTCGAACTCGAGTTCGGATAACCGACTCGGCCACGATGCTGCAAAGCGTTGTGACGCAACCTTGTGGAAGTCCCAGTAAAGGGATGTTAAGCGAGCGTTGATCACATTGCCGTGCAGTGTCG